CTATTGCTGAAGCAAGCATAACCCCGACACCTGCCGAGTATCGAAACAGTGTCAAAAGCCTTGAGGAGTATTACGGCATGGGCGAGATGGACGATGAAGAGATGACACCTGAGCCGATGCCAGAGCAGTCCCCGGAAGAATACGCCATTGAGATATTCAAGGAAGCCGAAGGCGAACTAATCCACGAGGGACTTGAAGCCTACTACGATGCGCTTTGTGGAGCGATTGAAGCCGTATCGGATCAAAGCATGGCTGATGCCATCATTGATGAGTTTGCGAAACGTGCCAAGGGCTTGTATGCCATGCACGGAATGAAAAGCGTAGCACCCGCTTCATTGCGTGGTGTTGAACGTCGGCTGCGGGATGCAGTCGGTTTGTCACGGTCAAGCGCCAAGCGTTTGGCTCCAGTAGTCTGGGAATCTCTGCGGGATGCAGACCAGCCTGAAGAGCAGCCGTCCATCGTAGTCCTGGAAGCGAAAGCCTCCACTGATAATGAGCGAGCTGACATATTAGCCCGCTTGGAGTTGTTGACACAACTATGACAATCGAACAAATGCAAGCCAAGCGTGAAACGCTTCTGGCTACTGCGCGTGAACTCGCATCTGGTGATGGTGACATCGCACAGGTCAAGTCCATTATGGCAGAATCTAACAGCATCCAAGAGCGTATCGAAACCATCAAGGCGCTCGGACAAGGCCATCCTGTGGCTACTGAAGTTGCAGTAGAACAACCTTGGAAGTCGGGCGGCGTTGGACGCAATCCACTTTCTGGTACTCGTGATGAGGCTAACTGGAAGGCTTACGCTTGGGGTCAGTGGGGACGCTCTATCATGGGCAACCGCAAGGCTGCCGAGTGGTGCAAGAACAACCTCAAGTCACAGTCTGAAGGCACGACAACCGCTGGTGGTTTTACTGTCCCAGATCCGCTGTCTAGTGAACTTATCTACCTCCGTGAGCAGTTTGGTATTGCTCGGCAGAACTGCCGCATCTATCCGATGAGTTCTGACGTTCTCAACGTTCCAAACGCGACCGCTAGCACAACTGTGTACTACCCGGGTGAAAATACCGCAATCACTGCAAGCGACCTGACATTTGCACAGGTGAACCTTGTAGCCAAGAAACCATCGGTTCTTACGCAGGTTTCTAAGGAACTGGCTGAAGATTCGATTATCGACTTTGGCGCAACCCTTGCCCGTGACATGGCTTATGTCTTGGCTAAGGAAGAAGACCGCGTTGTTTTCAATAACGCTGTTGACTCCACATCTGGCCTCGATGGCATCCTTTATGCTATCTACAGCAGCAACGCAACCAAGGCTAACATTGCTTCGCTTCAGGTGTTCACCACTGGCCAGACAATCACGTACAGCCCGACACTTGCCAACCTTAAGGGCATGGTCGCAAAGCTCCCAACATACGCCGCAAATGCAAAGTGGTATATGCATAAAGAGATTTGGTACAACGCGATTGCACCTCTGCTCGACGCTTTGGGCGGTAACTCGATTATGGACATCCAAGGCGCATACGGCCCTAACCCTATGCTCTACGGATACCCTGTAGTCTTCGTCCAGAATATGCAGAAAACCCTTGCAGCGTCTACGCCTTATGTCCTGTTGGGTGACCTGAGCATGGGTACAGCGTTCGGTGACCGCCGTACGGTTACGATTGAGGTTTCGGATCAGCGTTACTTTGTTGAGGACGCGCTCGCATTCAAAGCCACCGAGCGATTCGCTTTCAAGGCGTTCGACATCGGTAACGTTGATGCAACTGCAGCCAACCGCGTACCTGGTTCGCTTATCGTCGGAGCATCCGCAGCTACATAAGCCTAGCGGTTCACAGCCTAAGACCCTCGGCAGACGTGCCGGGGGTTTTTACTTTTTAAAAATAATCATGTGGGATACTAACCCCATGATGACCAGAGCCGAGGCAATCGCACAAGTTTCCTTATTTGTGTCCGCTCAAAGTTACCCGCAGATGTCCACTACCGACATCGGTTCTATCTTGGATTCCTTTTCCCGCTTCAGTACTTGGACAGCGGCAACGGTCTACTCTGTCGGTGACCGTGTGGTACCTACAACGCCCAACGGCAGGGTTTACGAGTGCAGGGTAGCCGGTACGTCAGGGGCTACACAACCAGACTTCCCGGTCTACAGCCCGTACCAAGTCAAGGGCTTTACCTTGGAAGATGGCACCGGTGACCCTACCCTGATGTGGGTAGACCAAGGCCCGATCAATGTTGAACGTTACGACGTGAGAACAGCCACCCGGCAAGCGTGGCTTATCAAGGCATCAAGAGTAGCGGCAGACATCGATGCTAAAGAGGGAACCTCCGATGTCAAGCTTTCCCAGTTGATGCAAAACTGCCTAACGATGGCAGACAAGTTTAGACCGGTGGTTTTCGCATGAGCCCGATTCTCCGCTCCACCATTCAAGCCGGCATGGTTCGTAACCTGTGCCAAGACCGCGTAGAGATTCACCGCTTCACGCTTACGGAAGATGGCAGAGGCGGTGTTACTGAGACATGGCGCAAGGTAGCCGAGTACAACGCCCGCCTAACCAACCAGAGTGACACAGAATCGATTGTAGGTGGCTCGATTGCATCATCTGCCCAATGGACACTTATCATTGCTGTAGGGGCTGATGTGATGCCACAAGACCGGGTCTACAGAATAGGCGATGATGCCAAGTATTACGACGTCATCGGTAGTGACTTTGGGCAAACTGAATTACTAGTGCAGCACTGTGGACTAGTGGAGCGGATGGCATAATGGGCGCATCAGAATGGACAACGATAGGGTTAGCGGCAGTGACCGGCATCATCAGCCTACTTGCCTACATCATCAAGTTTCTTCACCGGATGGACAAACGGGGAGCCGTTGACACCGCCAAGATTGAAGACCACGGGGTTCGTATCGGTAGGCTTGAAACCGTAACGGGTGAGATGCGAACAAGCATTACAAAACTGGAGACAAAGCGATGAATAGTATAAGTATCGGTCGGCTGGTCGTGGTTGTCCTGATCGCCTTCGTCGCGTCCTTTAGCACAGTCTTTGGTGATGGCGTTCGTACCGCTGAAGCCAAGGACATAGCCGAGCTTGGCGCAGTGATGGCACTGTACGGAAGTAAGGCTGTAGCGGCTGGTCTTACAGCTGCGATGTCTGCGGCGCTTGCGTTCCTCACGATGCCTTTTAAAGGGACGAATGCGAACTCACTTAAGGTGGGCAAATGAACCTAAGAAACGTTGAGATTACACCACTTGAATCTAATCCTGCTGACTACAACATCAAGGCTGACATCACCGAAGATGACGGCACAAAGATTGGTGACTTTGGCCCTGATGGTATTGATGTGTTTACTTGGTGGGTGCAGCAAGATGAGTCATTTCGCCTAAACGTAGTAAACCAGTTCAGTTTTATTATGGCTGCTGAAATTGTGTCGGGGACGGCTGAATAATGGCAATTTACTATGTGCGTGTAGATGGTAATGATTCCAACACTGGAACAGGCCCTGCGACAAGCCAAGCGTGGCAGACAATAGGTAAAGCATTAGGAGCCACCGGCATTGGGTCAGGTGACACTCTTTATGTTGCACCGGGTGATTATCGGCAGACGGCAACTATTACTGTAGGTGGCACTTACTCGGCTCCGACTTATGTTATAGGTGACCCAACAGGGAGCCAGTTTAGCGGCATCACATCGGGTCGTGTACTTGTCACAAACCGATTGTCTAGTGATGTAGGCAACAGTGCTGGTACGTTTGCGCTTTTTACTCTTACATTGAAAAACTATCTAAGATTTAGCAATTTTGTATTTGAGCAAGCGGCAAACGCAAACATATTTGCTACTGTTGATTGTGTAGAACTTAGGTGGTCTAAGTGTTTGTTTCAGCATAATAGCGGAACAGGCAATAGTGCCATTACGTCAACTGATACACCAGCAAATGGGAATCTAAAAAACTTCTACATTACACAGTGTATATTTACAGGCTGGTCAAATGGCACTCTTTACAGCGATCAAACTATAGGTAGAACTACACCGGCATCAAACTGGACATATAACTTATTTATTGACAGATGTGTAGCGATTGGAGCAGGAGTAATTTCACTTTCAAATACCGGCAATCTTGCATATTCCGCTACTGGATTTTATA